AAATAACCCCTGACTTGCCAAAGAATTCGTTCAAATTCATTAACATGTTAGCTGCCTCAACACTTGCTCGTATAGCAATGGAGAAGAGCAAAGCCACTCACGCTAGTATTATTAGAACGTGTGGAGTGTCGACCCGCAATGAAATAGCATTGATAACCGGTTCGTTAGCTATTGCTATCGCCTACAGACATCGTGCCAGCGTGAAGAGTTTTACTCACAATGGGTACACCCTGTCTGTGGCGGCTTTAGCATCCTGGAGGGATGCCATCGGTAGTGGATTGTTTTCACGCGTGATCGAAGCATGCTCGTCTGATATCAAGGTTGATAACAGAGGCACGTTCAAGGATTGCTGCGTGGACCAAGCTATGTCTTATACTACACCAAAGACACACAGTCATCCGACTGCTGCTTTAGACCGATGCAAGGCGAACACGATGATGATGATAGCGGCAACCGCTATGGGACATGAGCTGTACTCTGTCCAACCATCATCAACTGACAACGACAATATGGATTGTTATGGAGATATCCATCATGCTAAAGACATGCAGCGTAAGCTGCAGAAGTCTAAGCTGACTACGGACCATGTGATAAAGCTTGTTGATGTGGACTATTACATCGACATGCCTAGTCTCATGCATTCGAATGATTTGATGCTCTATACATTCGTCCCAGAGTATGTGGCTGGAAATATGGCTGACGGTACCTTTACCATGGATGACGCTAATAACGTCATTTCCGTGGTTAATGGTGGCGCAACCTATACCCATCCCTTGTGGCACTACGACCTAGATCATGTCGTAGTTGACCACTGGTATGGTTCTAGCATATTCTTGGTCGAGCAGAAGATTATCACCGAACATCGGCGTGTTATCTATCTGCAGCACCTGCGCACAACGTACGGGCCATTTGGATGGTTCGTCCCCGGTGAGCGGTTGCACCGTAAAGTCGTGTCACACGGACAATTCAATCATATGCGTGTGGTGAAATCTTCCATAGTTGATAACAAACAAAAGAACGTTATGTACAACTCATTTGGATTGCCACACTTGCATAATAGTTGCCAGATAACTGACCAGACTTTGTCTTCCGCGTCCATCCGTGTCGCTATGACGCCTAAACCGCAGATTAGTGATGTGGAAAGGATTGTGAGGAATGACAACGTTGATCATCCAGTGTCAGCTGCCACTATATTGTTTACTGTCCTCACCGGCAAAACACCCATTGAGGTGTTGCGCATGAAGCAACCGATCACCCCTACTAGTGAGTCAAAACAGCTAACTCCGACCGAGAAGCTACACTACCAGACCCTAGGACCATTGGTGACAGAAGATGGGAATCCTTCTATCCGGGTGCTACATCCTGCGTTAATTGCTGGTGTTGTTTCGCCATTACGATCACACAACAATGATCAAGCGTGTATTAGTGCGCGCGTTCTTGACGTCACAAACCAAGTTACAACCTACCCGACAATGTATTGGGTGTATCTTAGAGAGTTTGTTAAATTGTGTGTGCCTGAATATCTGGCGCACACTTTTGTCCCATATGACTATGATCAGCAGTATGCGACATTGAAACGTCAATCACAACGCGGTTTTCTCTCATCTGTCAGCCATGTCTTGTACCATGATGATCGCTGGTACGTCAAATCATTTCAAAAAGCAGAAGCCTATTCGAAGGTTGCTGCCCCAAGAAACATTTCGACGTTACCAGCTGAACACAATGCAAGGCTAGGCCAATTTATTGGACCTTTAGCTGACCATATGAAGACATTGCACTGGTACGCTTTCGGAAAACATCCGCGCAAGCTTTCACGTTTAATGCATATTAAGTTTAGTGAGGCATCAACATTAGTTCCTACGGACGTCGATAAGAACGACGGTTCGATGGGCTATATACATCAGATGCTTAACAACTCAATATTGTACCGCGCTTATGCCCCAGAACATCACTCGGCATTAAAGCGGTTGAACGTGAAGGAGCAATATGCCAAAGGCACCACCAATACAGGTGTCCATTACGTCGCAGAGAACAATACGTTGTCAGGCTCGGCAATTACCACTTTTCGAAATGGTAATAGTAATGCTTTCTCGAATTACTGTGCGTTGCGTGCATGCAATGATGCCACCTCATCGTGGGCAAAACTTGGCATGTACGGTGGCGACGACGGTATAACGGCAGATATTGATCCTAAACACTTGGCGGCCACTTTCGCAAAAATGGGCATGAGCATTAAGGCGAAGTCGCAACCTGCAGGGTTGCCTATTGACTTCCTTGGACGCATATACTTGGACTTGACCACTTGTTCACATAGTATCATTGATCCTATGAGACACGCAGTCAAGGTTCACATTACGACACAACCATCTGTCGTACCCGATAACGTAGTGCTGTGGCAAAAAGCTATAGCTTACATGGTTACGGATAGTGAATTACCAATTATATCGAACTGGGCAAAGATGATAATGAGAGTCATCCCCCGGCCAACAGATGCGGTGTTTGGAAAATGGCAAAATACTGGTAGAACCGACGCGAATTATTGGTCCCAGTTTGAAAATCCGTATGACCAGGATTATAGCCAAGACCTTGCACGAGATGTGATGTGTCAGTCAATGGGAATTACTGGCGCAGAGGTGGATATTTTATGTCAATCGTTGGACGACATTTCCACCCCCGAACAACTCATGTCCTATGCTTCCATTGTTGAACGACAAGTAGTCGTTACCGTACCAGTGGCCTTAGCCGGAGAGCTAATGGTCACTGATGCCCCTCCACGTAGCCACCAATCCAAAGTGGCTAAGAATGCTAGAGCCGTCCCTAACCCTATGCCGACTAAGGCGCAAGTGGTTTCATCAAGGTCTATACAGAAGAATATAGAGGGCAAGAATGGCGCTCCACGAC